TCTGTCGCCCACATCGCCTCAAGGTAATCGCCCGCGCTTACCTGAAATATTGCCGTGCGAGAAATCACTGTCGTGGCATCGTTTTGGTGCAAGTTTGCAACCATCGTGCTGCCCGGAACGTCAATTTCGTTGATGCGCGGCCAAAACCGAAACGCAACAGTGCTGGACGATGTTGACGTGATCTGCGCCGAGAACGCCAGCAGATACGTGCCGCCTTCCTCAAACACGATGCGGCTGGCTGGTGTGCCAAGCGAAACGCCGTCAAACATTGGCGGCGTGTCGTAGGTGATCGCGTATGCAGTGTTGGCGGCTGCAGCGGTTATGTCGTTGTCTTGGCCAAAAAACGCGTAGCCATCGGCCAGCACGATCTGCCGAAACTCGCCATCCTTGGAGACGACAGGGTAGCCGTTTACGTTGTCATACAGGATAATGCCGTTTTCAGTGGCCACAGCCGCATCTGACTTGAACGCCAAACGAGACGCCACGCGCTGTAGATATGTTACTACATTCTGCGTCCAGACGTTAAGGTTGCCAGTCCACGGGGGCGGGTTGTATCCGTAACTCACCGCTTGCCCCCTGCAACCGCATCTAGTCGCATCACGCCGACACGCCAATCAGATGACGAATAGCCATCATACAGCGCCTGCACTTCTGGGTAATCGTTGTAGAGGCTTAGAAGGTAAGGCTGCAAAGTGTTTTCAATGTAGGACTTGTATTCCTGATCGAATAGCGTCCCCTGAGAATACGCAAGCAAGATAAACGCGTCAAAGGCATCAAAAGCGCCACTGTTGTCTATGTCAAAATACAGTCGGCCAGAAACATCTGCCTGATTGGCTATAGAATACTCTGGCTCTAATCCACCAAGTGCAGCATCAAAGAAATCCAAAAGGGATGTGTCATTAAGCACCAAAGGAGACTGCACTCTCAAACGAATTTGGCGACCAGTGAAGCGCACCGAAGTCGGGTTTTCCATCACGTATGGCCCGTGCAACGCTTCAGTGTCATTTGGATAAAAGCGTGTCTTAAATATAGCCTGCACGCCACCCTGCGTTTTCTCGTCAGGAATTAGCATCGTCGCCTTCATTACGTTGTCGCCGTTGCCAAGGCTAATCGGGCCGCTTTCAGCAAACGACAATGCGCCGTCGTAGTTCAAGCCAAACTCGTGGTTATACGTCTGGCCAGCGGCGTCTGCCCAGATCGGGCTGCTGAAAATTCCACGGTCTACGCCTGCGGTGCGAGAAAGTGTGCCAATGGTCCAATGGCCCTCGGTGTAGTTGAGGACTACATAACGGTCGATCTCCAAACTGTTTGCGCTTGGGTAGAACCACCAGATTTCATTATACTGCTGATTGCTAACCGCCCACACCTTGCTGATCTGGTCGCGGTTAATCCCGTTGAACACGTAGTCAGCCACATCGCATGGCAACTCACGCACAGCGCCGCCGGAGTATTGAAAAAAGCCACGCTGCCCCATCCAGAACACGCCCTCATCCACTGCAGCAGCAGCACGGCGGCTGGTAGCGCCGCAGGACGAGCCTACGCGCTGAAAGCCGTAAACGAACTGCCCGCCGATGTAGGTCGCGCTGTGGGCGTCCAGATCGGTAATGATAAGCGTTTGCCCGCGTGTGCGGATGCCCTGCATGATCTGGCCAGATGTAGCCAACTCAATGTCGCCAGCCTCGTTTGTGGCTGCAGGCGTCCAGAGCGTGTTGTCCTCGCGATCACACCACTGCACCTTGCGTGGATTGCCACCAGCGCCAAGCGCAAACAGGAAACGCTCTTCCGTCACAACTAGGCCAAGGTTGCTGGTGGGGGCGTTAGAAATTGCCACGGCAGGGTTGGCCACGTTTAGCTGCCACTCCAGAAGCTGGCCGTCAGCGTTAGAGCAGGCAACCAAATACTCGCCCCAGTTATCCAAAGACCAAGTGGTTGCTTCGCCATACTGGCCCTGTGCCAAGCGTGTGGTCCCGTAGTAGCCAGCGCCATAAAAGCCGCCACCATAGCCAGTATTGATTTCAGCATCCTCGGTGCCATCGGTGAAACTGACAGGCGTTATGTCGGTGACTGTGCCAGACGCAGTTGCCACGGCTAACTTGTTATAGCTGCCAGAGGCGATGCGCTGGTCGCTGCTCAAGTCTGTCCAAGCGTGCATGCCGCGAATGGCAACGCTGTCCATTGCATCACGTTCCTCCCAGCCGCCGACAGGGCGCATGGTGTTATCCACCCAGCGAACCAAACTGGCATCGCGCCAGCGGTTGCTGGCCTCGAACTCGGTGCCGTTGCGATACACACCTGCTGGGAGTTTGAGCGGGATTAACGTCATGATGGCACCGTGTATGTGTATGTTCCGGCGGTCGTGTATTCTGTGGCAACGCCGCCGACAGTGATCTTGACGTAGCCTGCAGCGCCATAACCACCATCAGTCAGACCGCCAGTCCCAAATACACCTTTGGCCCCAACAGTTACTGTTAGTTGCGTCCCCGGCGTCACATTTTGAGAGCCTGACACGCGAGTTGCTGCTTCGCCGCCACTGCCAGCATATCCGTCAAATCTGCTGCCGCCGCCGCCACCGCCAGCGCCATAAGACGTGGATGGTGCGTCGCCTCCATCTGTTTGGTTGCCACTTCCGGAGTTTGCACCTTGCGCACCGCCTGCCCCGTAGAAAGATGCCTCGCCAGCAGTTGACGCATACACATAAGCAGCACCACCAGCGCCGCCAGAGGATGTTTGTGTGGTAAAGCCAGAGCCTGAGAGGGTTGTAGTTCCACCAGCAAAGCCATTGTTAGGCGGATTGCCGCCGCCAGCACCGCCGCCGCCGCCGCCGATCAGTTCGTAAGTAACCGCAACCGCTGCCGTGGCGCTGTAAAAGTCAGAAACAGAAATAGCGCCAGATGTTGGCACGTTGGTGTTGTTGCTGGTGGTGTATGCGCCGCCACGATAATACTCGCTCATGCCAATCGGGTTGGCGCCGCCGAACTCGTCTTGAATGTCAGAGAGCGTAATCTGCCCCGATGGTTGCAGAGCCATTATACCGTCCCATATGCCGTAACGTCGCCAGTGACTGTAAGGTTGCCAGTTGCGTCCAGCTTCATCTTATTGACGCCGCCAGTGGCAAAGTAAAGAACGCCCGCGCTCTCGGTGATGGTCCAGTCGCCCAGATCAACCGTTGTGATAGCCGCAGTGGGGATTGTGGCTGTGCCAGTGAAGGTAGGGCTGGCAATAGGCGCTTTGGCGTCTAGCTGCGTCTGGATGTTGCTGGTGACGCCATCGGTATAGTTCAACTCTGTGACGGTCGCCGTAATACCGTCCAGCACGTTCAACTCAGCAGTCGTAACCGTGGCCCCATCCAGAATGGCAAACTCGGTGGCGCTGGTGCCGCCAAGTAGCGTATCAAGAGCAGTCCAGTTAGCATTCAGCAGATCGCCCCATGCGTCTTGGTTTCCGCCGACCGTGGGCAAGTTCCAGCTATAGTTTGTAGTGGCCATTAACCAAAGTCCTTCACATCCTGCGGCGTGGCATCCACCACGGCCTGTGCAGCAGCACGTTCTGCATCGTCAGCAACGATCAGGGGATTGTCCACAGTCTCGGTTGTGGCATTGCCTTCTTCGTCGTAAGTGGTCTGCTCAACGGTGGCCTCAAGCGGATCAATGGCTGTTTGCACCAGCACGCTTGCCATTACCTCGTTGCCCTCGTCGTCGTATTCACCCGTAGGTTGGTCTTCGTAAACCTCGGGGCGACCATCAGCCAAACGATACTTAGCCAACTGTGCAGTGGCCTTGCGATACTCTGCAAGCTGCCAGTTGAAGGTATTGTTGGCCACGTTCACATCGTGGTTTGCAGAGAAGGTAGCCATGAAGGCATCGAAGGCACCGTCAGCCAAACGAATGGATTTCTCACGGGCTTGGTCAGGCCAGCTACGCTTGATGTATTTCTGCGCACGCTTCTCAAGCTGCACTGGGGTCAGGGGCATGTCGCCCTTAGCTACAAACTGGGTCATGCTTTAACTCCAATCACGCAGGTTTGAGTGGTGGCAGAGGGGGCGACAACAGGCTTAACAAAATAATCGAAACCATCATACACCACCTCGTAATCGTGGGCTGCACCTTCACGCTGCAACAGGCCATCTTCGAAGACGTCCTTGGGCTTCCAGCCTTTGGGCAGGCGGTGGATTACGTCATCATTGGCGTCAACTTCGAAGACGGAGATGTTGTCGACTGAGCCAGCGGCAGTAGAGTTCGCCACCAAAAGCACATCAGTGGTTCCAGCGCATGTTATTACTTCTGAGTAAGTTCCAACAGCAGTTCTTGCTGTCCCAGCCCCAGTCGATCCTAGGTATGGGATGAAATTACCAGCAGTGTATGCTGTAATCGTAAACGTAATCATATACTTCTGACCAATAGTCAGACCAGAAGTCTGCGTTAAGTTTGATTGCGTCCCAGCAGTCTTCGTTGCAACACCAGAACCAATCGTCCAGCCAGTTCCCTTCGTCCAATCCGTATCAGTATCAAACGTGCCGTTAGTCACCAGCCCGTCAAAGTAGAACTGCTGCTCACTGTAGCCCCCCTGATTGCGCAGGGAGGCCAGTTCTTCACGCAGGTTGATTGCATTTTTCGTGACGGATACGGTCATGCTGCGACCTCCTTAATGTGTTTCCATCCCAAGCCGTTTGTTGCACGGCGGATTGTATCACGATGCACTCCAAATTTCTTGGCCACATCTTTCTGCTTTTCACCAGCAGCAATCATGTTTCGTATTTCTATAACCGCTTCCGGCGTTAGCTTTGCATTGACGTTGTCTACGCCATGATGTGCCGTGCGGTGAGACCACTCACCATAAAATGCATCGTGCAAATCATCTGTTCGAGACAAACGGTTGCGTAGCGTCTCGATTGGGATGCCAAGATGTTTAGCCCACTCAGACAAAATCATGCGCTTCCCACCGTATACAAGCCACACATTTGTTGACTTGTTTTGCTGTTGTTCAGCATCCGTCGCCCAGCGGCAGTTTTCTGGGCTGTAGCCTTTGTCGTAATCTATGCGCTCAAGCGTCATGCCGTCTGGCTTTTCGCCCATGTCCGCATAAAACGCCTCAAAGTTTTCCCACGCATCGCAGTAAGAAATTCCACGACCGCCGTATCGTGGGTAGTCTTTGCAGTTTGGGTTTGAGCAGCGAGTTTTCATCGCTGCCCAGCTTCTGTATGTTGATGTGCCTGTCATTTCGTGCGTTCTGGTCATAATCAGTCCTCAATCACACGAAGGCCGTTGCTGGCGCTGATTGCAGATGCGCTGCCAGAGATGGTCTCGACACGGCGCAGCCCACGAAACACAGAGGTGTTTTGGCTAGTCCCGACCAAAAGTTCCTGCGTTACATCGTCGTATGCCAGCGAAGTCACCGCATCGCTAGTTCCAGCCAAAGTAGCCTGTGCGCCTTCTTGGAACAGCACCTTCTCGTCGTTGTAGATTTTGGCAATCTGCTCTGGGGATGGGGCGGTGGCTGAGATGCGGAGTAGGGCTAGGTAGCCAAACCACGCAGAAGCAAGCGCATCACCCCTAATACCAACAAGCAGGTTGCCAGAGTTGGTGATATTTCTAGCGGTAACTGAATTACTAACAGACAAAACTCCGTTTATATAGATAGACTGCGTAGTCCCTGAATTAGACCTTACTGCACAAACGTGCGCCCACACCCCATTTTGAATAGTAGAAGTTGTGGTGGTTGTGCTGCTAACACCAGACTCTCTGGAGCTAAGAGTGAGTGTATTGTCGCCTAGCTTTGCAAGGAAAAAGCCACCACTTGATCCGTCATTAGGGTAGCTTGAGAAAACATAATCTACACTTGCGCCATCAGCCTTCACCCACCCCATCACGCAGAAGTCACCCGTCCCA